TTACATAGGTTTTGGTGTCTGATAGTGTCCAGTTGCCTGATTCGTTAAAGTTAGACCATAAGGAGAAGGAATAACATTCGCCTTCTTCGAGATCATCTACTATGTAGTATGATTCTGTGGTGTTGAAGCCGAAGGTGCCTTCTTCCCAGCCAGGAGGATCATAGCCGAGTTGATAGTAACATATTGTTGTGCAATTGATATCATCATCTACGGCTTTTGTGAATGATATGTTAATTGCTGTTTCGTTGTGGCGAGAGCATGATGCCCCTGATGGGGGAGCAACTCCTGATACTGTGAAGAAGTATTCATCTGATAAACTCCAGTTGCCTGTATCATCTTCTATGTAGACACGCCAGTAATATGTTTCTCCTGGTCGTGTGGCGTTTAGGAATTGTGCGTAGTAGGAGTATGTGCCTACCCAAAAGTAATCATCATCTGTTGAACTGTTTGTTGAGAAATTCTTCCAAGTATCACCATCTAACCATTGCCAGGTTAGTGTGTAATTCCAGGGGTTGGGATTAGTTACGTGTATGGTGAGATTTGTTTCTGGTTCTTGTTCTACAGCGCCTACTGATGGGGTTGGAGTGTGGCAGTAGGGTGCTTCGGGTGAAAAGGTTATGCCGAGTGTTGGGATAACATCGCCAGCTTCTGATGATTGTATATGAACTTGTACCCAATCTCCACTTACCCAACTTCCATACATTGCTAAACCGAACCAATCTATTCCAGATTGTAATGCTGTTTGTAAATCTGTTTCTGCGATTGTCCATAAATCACGTATCTTTAATCCTTCTGTTTCATGGTATACTTCTAAATACTTTGATGTGATACTAGGCCATAAGGTGGCGGCATTTGATACTGATGGTTGAGCACTTAAACCAAAGATTTTCCATCTGTCTTGCCAATTAAAACCACTAGCCGATGTAACATTATATGTTATATTTACAGCTTCTACTGTGGATTGGTCGGGTATTCCTGATATATCGAATTCTAAAAAGATCCATTGTGTTGCTAAACCAACCGATTTTCCAACTGCATACAGATCTATAGATGTTGCATCTATTGTTGTTGGTGTTACATCACCATCATATGATGTTTCTAAATCTACTTCTATTGTTACGAATCCAGCGGGGATTGAGGGTATGAATAGTATGAAAGAAAAGAATAATAGGAGTATCAATTTAGAATTCATATCTTTGCCCTCCTATTTCAATTTCTCTTCCGCCACCTCTGTTAAATCCTCCTAATAAAATATATACTAAAGGAGCAACAACACATATGCCGAAGATTGTCATAACATATTGTGCTAAGTTTATAAAGAATGCGTTTAAGTTATCTTCTTGTTCTCCTGCAATATCTGAATTACTTGTTATAACATCAGATACAGTTCCTATAGCTGTTGAACCTATTCCTACTACTATTATTGCTAATAAAAATGCTATTATTGCTTTTAACCAATCCATATTATCAACTCCTTATTGCCTCCAGGAAGGCACGACCGAATATAACAACAGGTAGTCCGAATGATACACATACTGACATAAGCCAGTATATAGAATCATTGATACTGTTTCTTATAAATCCAGTAAATAATGTTTCATATACAAATGTATCAAATATGTATAGTAACATGAAACCGATTGCTATGATTATAAAGAATATCATAAATCCTTTTAGTGCGCTTAATTCATTCATAATTTCACCGTTTTGAATTTAACTTGGGGTGGGGAGAAAGGAAGTTGTCCTCTCTTTTCACCTATTGTGTCTTTTCTATATTTTACTTTTTCTTTTATATTGGCGCCTACTGTTGGTGGAGAGAATTTGTGTTTTCTTCTTGTCCATTCGTTTTCATATCGTGGGATTGATTTAGGCGGTTCCTTTGTGGAGGAGATTCGGAATGATGTTGATAGTGTGTTATCAACCAGTTGTGCGCCGTATCCAAACGCCTGATACTTTTTTAAGGGTTTTTTAGTTGCTTTTATGTATCTTGCGTTGGGTTTAGTGTTTTCTTTTACATAAACGTGATATCCTTTTATTTTTCGTTTGAGTGGTTTCTTCTTTTCTTCGTATGTTGTGGTTGGGATAATAGGATTAGTATTAGATGATGAGGAGGAGGAACTACTACTTGATGAAGAAGATGAAGAAGATGAGGAAGAGGAGGAAGAGGAGGAAGAGGAGGAAGAGGAGGAAGAGGAGGAAGAGGAGGAAGAGGAGGAACTACTACTTACACTACTTGATGATTTTGATAAACTTACAGAACTGGGTTTGCTAATTGATATTGATTTTATTGGGAATAATGAGAATGAAGGAGAAGATGTAAGAATTGGTTTAGAAACTTTGGTTAGTTTTTTTACCTTTGGTGCCTTATAACCCATAGTTGTTTCAAATATTTTTAATCTTATTTTTTCTGGTATAAATTTTCTGTAGAATGTTTCAAAGTAGGGTTGTAGTTTTTGACCGAATGTTTTATGTTGCCAGATTGATTTAATACGTTTAGAGGATTCTATTACTGGTGTTTCGGTAAATTGTTTTACAGCTTTTGCGTAATCTGATAATAAAGATTTTTCTCCAAATTTCCAAACACCTTCTCCACCTTTTGAAACATATGATATTTTTTTACCGGATGGTAGTGTTTCTATAATATTTTTATTAGTAGGAACTTCTATTTTTGGCATTCTACCTGTTTTGATATATTCAAGTTGTTTCCAATATGAAACAGATGATATTGGTGATTTGATAGCTTCTGGTGATACTAATCCGAGAGATTGTTCTGATGTTGTTATTGCAGTTTTTTGTAGTGGCGCAAAATCAACATCTTGTATTTTATATAGTTTGGGTTGCCTGTAACCAGTTGTTGTTGATAATGAGTGTTCTCTTAAATATGGTTTAGGATCTGAAACTTCCATTAATTTGGGTTGATATATATCAAGTTGTGTTACATCCATTATATATCTTTTTGGAGCGATGTTTATATCAATATCACCTGTTGTACCTTTAGGGTAGTATTTAGCGGAGGTTCCGCCGAGGATTTCACCACCTGTTTTTTTGAATAATCCTGATTTGGATTTTGTTATATATTGATAGAAATCAGCTCCTTCTTTCATTCCTACTATATTTTGGAATGTTTGTTTTACTCCTCCTTGTTTTCCAACTATTAAATCTTCGGCGTAATCATATGTTGGTACTTTATATGTTTTTGCAAGTTCTCCGTATTGACCTTTTAGAAGTGTTTTTTCCATTCTAGCGATTTCTGGTGAATATGATAAGTATTTAAATTTATATAAATGAGGTGTATCACCTACTGTTGATTCTAATAATGCTGTTGTTGTTTCTTTAGTAGGTTCGTAAAATACTTTTTTGCCCATTTTTGGGTATTTGCCTTTGTAGACACCCCATTTGTATTTTAGAGTGGGTTCTACTAAAAGGGCTGTTTTACCACCGTAGTATGTTTTACCTGCACGTTGTAATTTCCATATCTTATATCTTTCTCCCCATTTTGCACCTAATTCTGTAGTTGTTAATCCTCCTGGTGTCCTGCCGTATAATCCTGTTCTGTAACCAGCAATTGTTGTAGCTATTCCTGCTCCTACAAATAATCCTTCTCCCATTGCTTCTATTCTTTCTTCTGGTGTTTCGGCAGTTGCATATTCATATATTGGTTCAATTATAGATGGTGCTCCAATTATACCCATTACAATTGGTGGTGAATATGTTGCTGCTGTTACAGCGGCTCTTGAACCAAGTCTTGATGCTGCTCCTACCGCCAACCCAACACCTCCACTTAAAAGTGCTGCTGCTAATTCATATTCGGCAAGTTGTATTAAAGGACGAGAAAATATGTATCCGAGTTTATCTACAGCAGTTCCTTCACCAGCTGTATATTCTTCATATAATTCTTTTGCTCTTTGATTGATTAATGCTTCTTTTAACTTTTTTTCTCTTTCTTTTCTTTCTTCTGGTGTTTCTCCTCTTGTTGCTTTTAATAATCCTGTTAATTTTCCAAAACTAAGTACAGGAGTAGAACTATATATCAATGGTTCTTTTAACTTAGGATCCCCATATTCCCAATAGATTGCAGCAGTTGTAAAAGGATCTCCAGATAATTCATGTGCTAAAGCATCAATATAATCAACATTTTCAGAGTAATCCTTTTTTGCAACTCCAAGTGCATAATCCCATTTTTGTAAATTGTGTTCTTGTTTATCGGTTAAAACAGTCATTTTTTTCTCGCCTGTAACATAGTTTGTGTGTTCTCTGTATCGTAATGTATTTACTTCTTTAGAAGGAAGACTTTGTAAATATTTCAAATGTTGATTTAGCTCAAATATTTTATCTTGAATTCTTCTAAAAGCTTCCCACTTACCAACAGTTTCTCCATCTATGGTGTAACGACTATTTTCTGGAAGTAATAAAATTTTCTTATATTCATTTGTGTAATATTTTATTTGATTATCAATTGCATATAAAAATTCATAACCACGCAAATCTTCAAATTTCTTACTTGCTATGTTTTCTTCAGCTGTTATTGTTCTTGTTGTTGAAGTTTGGGGTTGAGTTGTTGTCTGGATTTCAGTTCTTACAGGTAAACGTGTTCTTGCATCAATTGGTGTAGGTTTATATAATGCTCTTTGCTTAAGTCTTTGTTTAACTGAACCAACAACCCTTGGCATATTAACCAGTATATATATGTACACAGCACCGTTATAAAAGTATTGGTTATAATTTATATTAAGATCATATATAATAGTTTTGGAGTTATCCATACTAATTGATAATTGAGTTTTTTATGGAGAATTGTGGAAAAACATAAAAAATTGTTCCAAAATACCCGTTTGTTTACGAAAATTATAAATAGTAGCAGTTACATATAGTATAATAGAAATTGGAGGCCGTTATGAATGTATGAAAAAGATTTGGCAAAGTTAGACGCGAGAGCTTGGCGACACGAATTCTGTTTTTTGTGTCAGGAAAATAATTTTGGAGAAAATATTGTTTGGGAGATTTAGATATGAAGAAAGGAATGATAGCTTGGAAAGAATGTGCACCAATACATATTATTGATGTGAAGAATAGAAAAACATTGTGTGGTATCAAATTCCCTTGGGAAGATTATTGGGAAGAAAAATCACTTGATGTTACTTGTAAGAAATGTTTAAAGATGGTGAGAAAATGAAAAAGAGAAAGGTTAGTTTGTTTAAGAAATTAAGAGTATATAAAAATATATATATTGATATATACACGTATGAATATGTCCCTGATAAGGAAGGAGAGTTTGAAGTATGAGAAAGAATAATAAGTACACGGACTTTGTAGGCAGGAATATACAATATGATACTGATGGTGTAAGTGTTGTTGATGGTGTATTTGAATGCAACCATTGTGGTAAGGCGAATATCAGATATGATGATTTGAACGAACACTTTGAGAAGTGTTTTAAGAAAGAGGAGATTGAGTGGCAAGCGGAACATCGCCCTGGCTTTGATATAAAAGATTGGGAGTTGGTGTTTGTAAGGGAGCAAGTAGGAATGGATGTTTGTATGCTGCCTCAATATAAGATTAAAGAGGAAGAGGAGCCAGAGGAGCAGAGTAAATATAAGAAACATTATATTGATACTAACGCTTTGCCGAGTGATGTAGCTGATAAGGTTTACAAGTTCATGTCGGAGAATGAATTAGAAACACATAATAATATTCATGTTGTTAAAAATAGGAATAAGAATGAAGAGCGTTATGTGATATGGTATGATGAGCCAATTGAAAATGATAGTACCTAAACCGTCGCGGGGGTTACTCAAATACCCCCGACGACAGGTACATACAACACCTCTAGGGTGTTGTACGGGGCATGAAACGTATGGTAGAGCTTTGTATATTGGACGAAATACGCCACATTTATAGTTTCTACATTCAACACCTACCTTTATTTATTTTAAATGTGGTGTGCGCCAAACAATATATGAAGAAATATATATACATATATACTCTGTCTCGGGACCCATTAATTCGTTATTTGAACAGATTAGGTCTGATCATATGAGAAATGTAGATTTGAATATCAAGAATGTAGAATGTTAGTACTTTACATGTAAAGTACTAAAACCCTACCAGGTAGGGAGTAGTGTTTACCTAGTAAACACTAAGAGAGGTGATATAATATGAAAGGAGATAAAATAGGTAAACTACTGTTGGTAGTTTTAGGAGCTGGTATGGTGTTAGTTAGCGCCTACGGTTTGATATACAGTATATTGAATGTATATCTTAACCATACAATAGTGTGGGTTGGTATTGCCGCAACTTGTTTGATGTTGGCGTTATCAACAGCATTGCTATTTGCATTATATGATTGGTTAAAAAAGTGTAGAACTGGTACTACCAGTTCTACTAGTGAGGTGGAAGAATGAAGGGGCAATTAAAATGGGCACCGAATTATCATATAAGAAAGAAGGTTAGAACGTTGTGTGAAAAGTATGATTGTGATATTGATACGTTAGATGAACATTGCCATTTATATCCTGCGACAAGAAAACAGATTGTTATGATGGTGGAGGAGGAGAAATGAGGAAACAATATTTTAGAATATTTGCTGAAGCAATTGGCTTTGCGTGTTTTGCGACGATTGTTTGTGATATGATATGTATCACTTATAATGGTTTGACAACAGGGTTTTATGGTGCAACGGTTTTAACTAACGCATTTGGTGAGCATTGGATTGAATTGCCAATATTGTTGATTGCGTTTGCGTTGTATTTTATAACATTTAAAGACAAGCTTAAGTATTATTTAGATAGGAGAGATTAGAATGGAAGAAGCATTATTTGTATATAATATATTAACTGTAGTAATTCTAGCGTTAGGGCTAGCGGGGTTAGTATATGTATTGATAAAAGCCAGAATATCGAGGAATTAAAATGTATGATATAAAAAGAATTGAATACTATGTTAAACATCCGGAAGAGATTAGAATATCAAAGAAATGGATGAGACAAATATTATATTGTAGTAAAGAAGGTAGAAAGATTTGTAAGGGATTTTGTTGTAAACATATCAGAAATGGCACATATGTTCAATTTAAAAAATCTGAAATTGATAAATTACCTAAAGAATATCATAAATATTTTGATAAAGATGGTATTCTTAAAGTAGAAAATAATACGTGTCCATTGATAGAATACTGCGTGCAACACCCAGAAATTAGACCTTTAGATTGTAGATTGCCGCCATTAACGATTGATAAGAATGGGATATTAAGAATTCAATACGGTGCAATCTGTGGTGGATGTCCTAATTTTAAAAAGGGAGATAAGCCAGTATATGTTACAATGAAAGAAGATATCATTCATATATTCGGACAAGAGTTTTATGATAGATTAGTAGAGGAATTAATATGAAAGCGGCAATATATTGTAGAGTATCAACCAGAGGACAGAGTTATGAACAACAAGTTGATCCTTGTATTAAGATGTGTCAACTAAAAGGTTGGGAATATGATATTCATACTGAAATAGAAAGTAGTGTTAAGTATCGTCCTGTGTTTGAAGAGGTTAAGAAGCGAGCTAGATTCGGGGAATATAAAGCGATAGTCGTGTTTAGATTGGACAGGGCTTGGCGTTCAAGCAGACAGTTTATTATGGACTTTGATGATTTAAACGCAAGAGGAGTAACGATTGTGTCGGTAATGGAGGGTATTGACCCTACGACTACGATGGGAGAGTTTGTGGCAAAAGTGTTTGTAGCGTTAGCGGAGTTAGAACGTAAATTGATATCAGAGGCAACTAAACAGAGATTACAGGCGTTAAAGAATCAGGGTAAGAAGTTGGGTAGACCAAAGGGTAGTAAGGATAAAGTAAAAGGCGCAAGACCTAAATCGGGTTATCAACAAGCGTGGGTTAAGAGAAGAAAGAGAAAGTGAACAAACGCCGTTAAATCATAACCAAGTGATATTAGTGGAAAAATAATTTGGGGTTTTGCCCCTCCCTTTTTTTATATTGAATTTTTCGGACTTTTGTAGTTGCTCGTATCAAACATCCTTACAACCAAGAAATATTTATTGGGTTGTTTATTTTTTTACCTTTAGATTTTAAATAAGATTCTATATCTTTTGCATCTGATGATGCCTTAGCCATACTCATTGGTTGCGTTGATGCTCGTCTTTTTGCTTTGACATACGCCTCATCTAATGATTCATGTGTTATACCGTGTTTTGATATTGTTTTTAATCCAGAAGGACGATTCATTACATCAATTTCAGCATCATTACTAACACTTGGAGTTACAATTCTATATAACTCTTTTGAAGTACCCGGTTGGTCGGGACCAGCTGATACTTTTGGTATAGATATATGTTCTGTTTGTGCAATATCACCGCCTACTTTTTTATCAAGCGCCCTTTCTAAAGCTAAAGCTCTTTTCTTTTCCATAGGTGAATACATATCCCAATCTCCAGGAGTTCTTGAATAGTTGGGTATTAACATTTGTAAAGATCTTGATCCGTGTAGGACATCCTTTCTGTGTTGATGTAGTGATTTTTTAACTATACTTCCAACTATTTCTTCATGATTCTTTCTATAATTCTCTAATTCACGTTGAGTTGGCGGTGGCAAACCACTTGCGTCAGGTAATACTTTATTACCTCCACCTCCAAAAGATCCAAATGATATTATGTTTGTTTCTTTCTTAAATGGAATAAAAGGTCTAACATTCATTGGTTTGATAGGAATAATTTTTGTTTTTAGCATATTTTCATCTGCCTCTTTCTTTTTCTTGAATATCATTTCACCCATTTTATTTTTTTGCCTTTAACTTTCATGGTTTTATACCCGTGTTTGGGTTTGAATTTTTTACCTTTTTTAGGTGCTACGTTTAATATTTTATCTTTCATTTTTATTTCCTCCGTGAAACATATACGTTCCAACCATTCTTTACTTTACCAATACTTGCGTTATATCCTCTGCTTCTCATCCTCTTTGCGTATGCTTTGGCGTTAGTTTTAGTTCTGCAATGATGTGTTGCCATTTTTCTTCACCTCCCTCTTCCTTTATTTTTTTCTTCCATCTTTTTAACTCCTTAATTATTTCTTCTTTATGTTTCTCTCTTTCATTCATATTATCATCTCACATATAGTATTTAGTTACTGCAACAATTATTGCTAAAATAGAGGAGATAATTAGGAATACTCCTACTAATTGAAACAAACTTTCGCTAAGTTCATTCATTTCTGCTTTTCTTGGAATGTATGTATAATTGATACATATAGTTATAGCATAAGAATTTGATGTAGAGAAGTTGAACCATTCACGCGTCCATAATAACCCATCTGTCACATTTACCCAAACGGTATAGTTACTATCATATGATAAGTTAGTTAGTATCAATGATTTTATCCCGTCCGTGCCTGTGCCATTAGAGAAGTTACCATCGGAACAGTTGATCCACCAATCAAATGTGTCTCCATCGGGATCTGTTATAGTGATAGACCAAGTAAAGTTAGCAGATTGATCTACGCTGTAATTAACAGGATTTTCATCTGACATTTCAGGAGGGAAATTAACTCCATCAAGTTGTGTTGTGTTTCCCCAAGCGTATAAGAAACCATCGTCTCTTGTAACTAAAAGTATTCCATCTGCTAAAACAGCGTCTCCACAAAAGGGACCAGATGAGCCAAGTGCTGTTTGATATTCTATTGAACCATCTGTAGCGTTTACACATGTAATCTCCTTTCCTGCTGATAAGTAGTATAGATAACCAGCGGAATAAACAGGAGAACAATATTCTGAACCATCAAACTTTGATATATTCCATATCTCTCTTGTTTCATTATCCATTGTTGATGTTGATGCGTTAAGGCAATAGAGAAAACCTGCGAGACCACAGTATAATCGGTTGTTGTAATAAACTGGAGTGGCAACATCACTTCCTTGAAATACCATAGACCAATTCCAGTAGATTGAACCATCTGTCATGTTTACTGCAGTTACTTCTCTGGTATCAGCTTCTGATCCTTTGTTTTGCACAACATAAACAGCGTTTAATTCTGGAACAACTGTTGGAGATGAATCCCACATTACTTGTGTACATGTTCTCCATATGAGAGTTCCGTTTATACTATAGTGACAAGATAAGGAATTCTGTGAGTTTCTACCACAGTAAACTCTTCCATTGTAATATGCTAGTGATGTTTCTGATTGTCCTCCTAAAGTTACGTTGTATTTTATGGTTCCGTTGTTAAGATATAAACCCCAGAGTGAACCTACTGATTCAACAATAACAAGATTGTTTTCTTCATCAATGATACAGGAACCTGTTCCTGTTGAAAAATCATAAAGAAATGATGTATTCCATTTAACTGTGCCGTTGTTTGCATATAAACATAATATTTGAGCATCGTCTCTGTTAAGTCTACCATCTGTTGGAACATATATACAACCATTATAATAGGTAGGTGTATCATCAAATCCAACATCATCACCTACTTCGTATTCCCAGATTATGGTTCCGTTTTCAAGATAGAGTGCTGTTATGTTATCTCTGCCCCAATATGTAGTATCAGTTCCATCATAATCTTTTCCTACAGCATATACGATACCATCATGAACACATACGCTACCATAAGAATCATAGTTTCCTGTTACATTAGCAGACCATAACTGATTGTTTAGTATAGGAGCAAAAAGAGTATCATTTTGATAGTTTGTCCTTTGATAGTTTCCTCCGTATGTATCCCAGTTATCGTGGAAGTAAGCTGATGCGTTACTCTGAATTAATAGAATAGAAAGTAGAATAATTGTTGAGGAAATCACCAGTTTTTTTATGATAATCACCTAAAATAAATTGTATTTTGATACTATACCTATAATTAACATAATAGCGCCTACTAGCATTATTATGCCTATTAATGTGAATACACTATTTGCGATTCCTCCAACATCTGTCGCATCGGTTGTATATGTTACGCATACTTGTGAAGCGTATAATCCGAATGAGAATCCTGGTATATCAGAACCTGTTAATTCGATTTCTTCATCCAGTTCGGTTGCATTAACGGACATATTGATATCCCCTTCTGCGTATGGTACTCCACTACAGTTTGTTATATTGATATGTATCCAGAATGACCAAACTTCTGATTGAGAAAGTGTCATACCAGTATTGTTGATTAGAAGATAACAACTGTCGTTGAACCAGGTGAAGTTTGATATATCAAGATTTGAATCTACAAATGTCATATTCAGGTCACTACAAGAGCAGTTCCACCAGGTCATATTGACAACAATGTCGGTGAGTGTTACTGCGCCGTTGTTTGTTACATTGATAGTGAGATTAACGATTTCATAAGGGTCAGATGTGTATGTTGTGTTGAGTTCTGCTTCAAGGGATGCGTTGTATGCTATCTCACCAGAGAAATCAAAGTCACCTACTATTACACCTTCTCCCCAACGTCCGAGGTTGGTTTCGTTGGCGCCTGTTCCGTCTCCTGTGCAGTTATAGAAGTATTCATATATATCAAAGAATTCATCTTCTTCTGTTAAATAGGGTGTCTCTGTTGTTTCATTCCAGTTCTGCCATACACAAGGGTCTTGGGTGATAAAGGTTACTCCAGAGGTTGTTGTTACTATTGATAGACCGAATACATCGGAGATGTTGATTGCTTCGCTGTTGTTTTTGATTAATTCGCCAAGTGGAATGTTCATCATATAGTTTAAGTGTCCAGTATATCTATGCAAATTTCCGGGTCCATTATCATTTGATGACCATATATTGACTCCAACATCGCTGGGTATAGGCACGAAGTTTCCATTGAAAACAATCACATCAATTATATCTGTATCGTCGGCGTAAGCCCAGAATATACGGTCATTGACATCCCAGACACGATTGTTATCAATATCTATACCTACTATTATGTCACCGAATTCACCAATTAGTCCAATAGCATCTTCGGGGCACATTTGTACGTGTAAGTGTAGCCATTCATCATATTCTTCTGGTGCGAATTCGGTGTAGTTATCAAACATACAAGAGTAGTAGTAAACGGTGTCGTTTTGTTGACCGCTGTCGAGGTCAGATATGAGAAACATTCTTGATTCCATGTTCATAAGATTGGTGATGTTATCTTTCATTATTGTGCGGATGTCGTCTGAGGTGAGATTGGCAAGTTCTGATTCGTTGAAGTAACTCATTATTTCTTCTGTCCACTCTACAAGGTCGATAACTGGGAATTCCATGTGTGGGCGGGATTCGTTGTAACCTGATATGTTGATCCAGGCGGATGCGTTTGTTGTGTAGTTGAGTTGCCAGATATTGATTAAATCGTATTGCATTGTTGTGTTGCGACCGCTTGGGTCGTAAGCACCAAATCCTTTACAAGCGTAGTTATAGGTGAGATTGTCGTTTTGATATTGTGTTGCCCAACCAACGGGTTCATTGAATGCGCCGTTGCCCCACCATTTGAAGTAAACTGTTCCGGAGAGTGCGTTGTATATGAGTTTAAAGTAGTTTCCTTCATCGGTAAGATATACACCTTCTTCAACCCATTGGTCGCTGAGGTCGGTTGCATCGGTTGTTGGGATTACAACTGCATCACCTGTTGGTATATCGGTGAAGTTTGTTCCATTCCAATGTAACATCCATAATTCTAATGATGACCACATAACACAATCAAATGAGGTGGCGTTATTGTAGGCGAATATTATGAAAGGTAGAAGTGCATCTGTTTCTGTGTCGTTTGTGTGGACCCAGCCGAATATTTGGCTACGGTTCATTCCGGAATCATTTAGAAGTGCAAATGTGGCGTTGCAGTTTGTTGTGTTTGCGGTGAGTGTGTAATTTCCACCCCACCAGGCGGAATCATCTACTACTGACCAATGGGAGTAGTTTGCGAATATCCATTCCTCTTCGAGTGCGCCTTCTGCCATATGTTCAGAGAACGACCAGTTGCCGTAATCATAACCTGTGTTGGAGCAAGTATGGGAATCTGATATTGTCCATCCTTCTGACCAACTTCCCCAAGGGGGTTCTCCTTTGGTTGTAAAGGAGTAGGTGTCATTATCCCAATTTCCGTTTCCATCGGTTGTGTTTGATGACCACCAATATTTTGTTGAATAGGAGGAGAAACATGATGTTGAATTTGATACTGTTGCATTTGCTGAATTGTTATTCCAACCGATTTGTGTCCATGTTCCTGTTGCGTTAGTCCAGAAAGTTTGATTCATTGTATTTCCTTCTGGATCGTTGATTGTTATTTCTAGATCTGGATTTAGTTCTTCATCAGTTGCAGTGTCTGCTGGGTCAGGGTTGCTGTTTATAGGAGGGTTATTAGCTTCAGCGTCTGTTCTATTAAATGCACGTAAACCATTGCCTCCTGATGTAAAGAAAACATAATCATCTCCACCAAATACAGCATTGCATCCTCCAAGAAAAGTTGTTACGTTCTCAAGTGTAAATACAGTACCATTAAATGAGTATAGACAAGCATCATCATTACCACCTGCTACATATACTAAACCATCATCTGAAGCCCAAACGTCACAACAATCAAGACCATCCGTAGATGTTGCAACTTTAGTTAAAGAACTACCATCAGTAGTCCATGCTCTTATTATAGAAGTACTAACACACTCAAATACATAAGTACCATTCCAGAATACTCCAAGAGAGTCACCTGTTTCTAAATTTTTTTTATCTTCTTCTGTAAGAGTAGTTCCATCAAATGTATACATTATTAGATTGTCTGAACCAGCGCCCGTAAATATATATGAATCGTCTCCATGAATTCCAAGAACCCCAATATCATATGATGAAGAATTATCAATATAAGTTATAGTAGTACCATCAAAACTATAAGCAAATATTCCATTATCTTTTAAACCAGCAAATACATAAGATTCATTGGCAAATATTCCTCGTGGATCAGCAATACATTCTGAGTCATTATCTTTATATTCAATATTTGTTCCATCAAAGGTAAACGCATGTACTTGACCTGCTGTAGTTCCTGCAAATATGTAAGTACCATTTGCATAGATAGATATATAATTTTGTCCAGTAGTTGCATTGGTATCTACAAGTGTAAAATCAGCACCATCAAAGGTATAAACGCTTACACCACTAGTTCCTCTAGCTACATAAATATATGTTCCATTATAATATACATCATTATATGTACCACCATCATCTATAACAGTAATATAATCAAGTAGATGGTTACCTGCTCCTGCTGCTTTCACAGGTTCTTGTATCACAAATAATGGCGATATCATTGATACTATAAGTATTACTATTATAATATAATTCATTATTTTCATTTTTCATCACCCAGTTACATTGATAGTTACAGTTGTTCCGGCGTATGTATAGTTGCCTGTATCAATATCGTTTGTGGATCCTGTGTTTAATACTTCGTAAACACGTGTTATGGTGGCGTCGGATGGTATTGTAACAGTTTGTTGTGCAGAAGGATCAACTACTGTTTGGCAGCGTGAACCGCTAACATCAAAGTTGGGATTTTCTTCTAACGTATCTTGCAGAGTGTAGAATGCAAATACACCAACAGCTAATAGAATTAGTGATACAACTACTGCCATTATCACATTTACATCTACAAATCCAAATAATGTTTTTCTTTTCATCTCTTTTTACCTCTTTTTATTTTATACATAATGATATCCCCCTTATGGACTATATCACGCCCAAAAGTATGTGGGATATAAAAATCATCTCTTACTTCTATCACTTTAAGTTTTTTCATAGTTTCACCGTAAAGAAAAAAAGGAGTTGGGGTTGATATGCCTACGAGATTATCGTAAGCATTCCCCACTACGTTTATCTAACGTAATTGTATACCAGTCCAACTATGGACATTATGGCTCCTATGATCAGAACTATGCCTATGATATTGAATACGCTGTCTGCAGTTGCGCTAGTGTTATTGATTGCTGAACGTGTAGAGTTTCCAGCGGCGCCTGATTCGGTTGGGATGCTGTCTATGGTAACGAAGAAAGCAAATATTCCTACTGCTAGGATTATCAAGCTTACTACAACTCCCATAATGGCACCTGGATCTATGAATCCGAACTTTGTCTTCATGGTTATCACCTTACATAGTTATAGACTAGGCCTACGATGCTCATGATTGCGCCGATTATCAGAACGATTCCGATTATGTTGAATACGCTGTCGCCTGTTGAGGTTGTGTTATTTATGGCGTTCTGTGATTGTGTGCTTCCGGTTGGAATGTTATTGAGTGTTACATAGAATGCGAAAACGCCGACAGCTAATATAATCAAGCTGACTACGACACCCATTATTGCACCGGGATCTATGAAGCCGAATTTTGTCTTCACTTTTTTTCCTCCTATTTTTTTATAAATTGATATTATATGCCTTTATTTAAATACTTTAACCAATAAATATGGATATATATACATTGATATACATTTTTTATATATTTTCTATATATCAACAGATATAAGATCCACGGTTATCGTTCCCTTACACGAAACACCTACCCTTTTCGTTGATATTTTACTTCCACTCAAGTATCTTCAATCTGTTTTTGTTTGGTCGTATCATTTTGAATTTAGGGTTTACGGAGATGATTGATGCGTTGTTTACATTATCACGTGCGATGAATATTTGGCGGCGGGAACGAAAGGGTTTGAGTTTTCGGGACATTAGACGTAGTGCTACTGGGTCTTGAACGATTGACCTGCCGTGGGTTTCTAAATCCATTGCGATTTTATCAAGTTTGATTTTGATATCATCGGATTGGGAGAGTTTTTTATAAATTATTGATTTGCCCATTTAATCACCTATAGCGATGTGTTATTCTGTTTGATTTAGCTTCTGCCACGGTTGTTGAATATTGATATATTATGCTTAATGCGTTTATCAGTATAACGCCAAATGATATTATCATTAGAGCTGGTTCGGTGTAAGATGAATCAACAGAGGGGATTTCTATGTAGTAGTTTGATGCGAGTACCATTATCCAGAATAGTATTGATACTGCGTTGTATGTTATTCGTTCTTTTTCTATGCCGAGTATCAGCATTATAAGACCAGCGCTCATAAACCATAAGTATATGCTTTCAATCATTTTTATACCTCTTGTATATTAGGGGTGCTATTAATAAAAATAACATTGATAAAGGTAAAATCCAAACTTCATCGGAGATGGTGTCGGTATCTTCTGCCCATTCTGCGAAATCTTCGGGACCGCACGGACACCAACTTATGTCGGGGTAAGTTCTGAATGTGAATATATCACTTTCAAGATAATCACTATCAACTGTATCGGTTATGTTTACATACCAATGATATGTTTCGTGAAAGTTCATTGGGTAGTAGGTGGTGTTGTTTATATGTCCATCAATGCAGAAACAGTAGGTGCCGTTGGTTACGTTGTTGTATTGATTAACTATGTAGAAGTCGGTGAATTGGGAATCGTTGCGGTAGAATGTTATGTTCATTGGATGTCCTTCTGTATTGTTCACGGAGATACACATTGTGTCGCAGCAGGGGCAGATTGTGCCGTTTGGTGAAGGTGGGTAGATGTATTGGATAGCGGGGCAGAATTCAGGATCAAAACAGTAGTAACAGTTGCCTGTGGTGATTTGACCAGAGCAGTTGATGGAGTAGTTGATACGCCAATCAAAGTACATTGATGACCAATTGTTTTCTGTGAAACAGGATACGTTTGTGTTGTATTGGCAGATTTGGGTTGTAGTGTTTATGTTTTCGTATGTTTCTGTAAAGTTATACCAGTAAGTGCTGTTTGTTGTGTCGGGATAGGAATCCCAATCTATGTCGTCCCACCATTCTTCCCAATCCCAGTAATCTCCCCAGGGTTGAGCATCAGCCCAAGCAAGGAAGTCGTTGAAGTATGCTGTAGCGTTATACCATTGATATGTTACTGTTATGTTACAACCTTGTGGAGGTGTTATGTTGGCACAGATTAATACGCCTTTGGGTGTTATATCTACGTCCCATTCACCTATTGATGGTGATACGTTTGTGAATATATCTGAACCCCAACAGTTTCCGCAGGGTGGATGGTTGGGGTTTGTATACCAATACCAAGGCGGGTATTCTCCCCAATCTATTGATATTGATGTGGCTGATGTTGCCGAAGCGGCGAGTATGATTAGGATTAGGAGTAGTTTTTTAATTAGTATTCACCTCTGCGTTTGAAGCCAGCTTTCCAGAGTATGGAGCCGCCGGCGAGGAAGAATCCGAATAACCACATCATTATCAAAGTTATAACGGGAACCATAACGCTGAATATTACTACTGAAATTGTTACTATCACAGGAATTACTGCGATGTTTCGTGCGCCGTATTCATCTTTTATATGATAGTAGCCGATTCCGACCATTGCGAACATTATTATGGTGAAGAAAGTGTCTAAACCAAGGGTTGCGGCGCCTATCTCGGAGATTCGGTTTAAGCTGAATTCTAATTCGTCTGTTAGATTTAGAAACATGAGTATTAGATTAATGTTCAACATCGCCACCTCCTATTGAAAAGAGTGTAATTATAAACAGAATAAATCCGAATAGAAACATTATCAATTCTAAAGGAAAGGAGTATTCTGCCCCTGTTGTTTGATCTATTTGAACTTGTATTGCTGAAAATACAGGAGTTATAACTTCCCATACTCCTATAAATACAAGAGAGAAAGCTGTGTATATAGCAACTTTCTCTACTGGTATAGGTCTTATCAATGATACTATTCCTACAGCCGCTAAACCTGCTATTAGTATTCCTAAAGCTTTTCCTAAATTGATTTCATTATAAAAATCTTCAAAACTTGTTATTCCTAATGCTTGTGGTATTATAATGGCTGATAATGCTCCCATTATTGAACAAGCTAAAAAGAATGTAAGTAAATCATATCCTTTTGCACTTCTACTCATCCGTGTGACCTCCCTGCGAACCAAACAAGTATTCCCATAAACAATATAAATATTCCGGCGTAAGGAAAGATTGTTAATATTACAGTTCCGCCGTATATTACTCCTGAAATAAATATCGTTGATAATCCTGTTAGCATCATTGCGGCGCCTAATCCTACAAGTGCTCCGAATGATAATGTTACAATCATAAATCCACCTATTATGATGTTGTTGTAATTCATATATTGAGTTTCTCCTCCAGGATCTACTCTATGGGGTAATCCACCGAATATTATGCTGAATGTTGTGTTGATAGTATCGGCTATACTTTCACCTGTTTCATTAGAAAAAAGCCACCAGTTTACTGATACTGCTTTTTGTTCTATTGGATCATCTTCTGTTTCAACAGTAACATCAAGGAATATATGATATGAATAGTTTTCATTAGCAGTTGGGAAATGGAATAGATATTCATTTGAATTGTATTCATCATGTGAATATTCAGGTGTTTCATCATCACTGAATCCATATATATCACAAGATAATGTGGTGGTTGTAACGTTTGAATTTGGATCAACTTCATAGAATACATACATTCCTACTCCATCGCCATCCCATCCGTAGCTAATATCAAAGTATTTTCCAAGATAGTTGAATAATTCTTCTACTTTGTTTATATATATTGTTCTTACATCATTTCCATACCACCATTCATAATTAGGAGCAATTCCAACTTTTTCATATTTATAACCATCTGATACATCAGAGTTGTTTACGCCAACGAAATATATTATAGGTTCAAATAATAAAACAGGATGGACGTGTTGTTGTGCATCCCAGTATTCTTGGTGGACTATTATCTTTTCATTTGTATTGTTTCTTCTATAGAAAGATGAGTATGTTTTGGTGCCTACATAGGTATCAAATAGATGTGTTCTATCTTCAAAGTTGAATTCATATCTTATTAAATTATCATTTAATGTTGTTTCTTCTATTAGAGTACAGTTTCCAGAGTAATTGTATCCATAGTATTCTCCTACAACATTACGATTGGTTATCATATAGAAAGTGATAGTTTCGTTGCCATCTATATTTCGTGCGGCGTAAGGAGTTAGGAATCTTGAATATTGGGGAGCGAAGGAACAGTTAGAACAGGTTGTATTTACTGTCCAATTCCAAGCGAATTCAAAGTATAATGGTTCTTCAGATGTGTTTATTGATATGCAAGATGAATTATCATTGTTAAGATACCAAGTTTCGTTTATTATTCTGTAATCGTTAGGAGCATTGTCATAGTGTATTGTTAAAAGGTGATCTGAACAGGGATAGTCGGAGAAGTTTATATAAGCGTTTGTCCATGTGTCTGTTGCTGCATCATATGATTCGTTTTCATATCTGAAGCAAATGTTGTATTCGCCACCGCCTGTACAACAAGGTCTTACATAGGTTTTGGTGTCTGATAGTGTCCAGTTGCCTGATTCGTTAAAGTTAGACCATAAGGAGAAGGAATAACATTCGCCTTCTTCGAGATCATCTACTATGTAGTATGATTCTGTGGTGTTGAA